TTCAGGCTGTCGAACTCCACATCGGCGTCGGTGTGGATGCTCTGGGGCAGGCTCAGGGTGATGCTGCCGTCGGCGTCATCGGCGACGCTGACCTGGTTCGCGGTGCCAGCAACCCAGGCGTAGAGGTCCGCAGAGACCATCGCCTTGCTGCCGTTCGACGCCATCAGACGACTGGCGGTCAGGTTGCTACCGGTAACGACGGCGAAGGTCACCGCGTCGGTGGTCGCAACGGGCTGACCGATTGCAATGGTGATTGCGGCACCAGCTTCGGAGATGGAGACACCGGTACCGGCAACGAGGCGACCCTCGATGGCATCGGCAAGCTGCTGGTCGGTGACTTCCTTCAGGTTACCGGAAGCGTCTGCGTAGACGAGCGCGGAGCTGAGGTCCAGAGCCTGGATCTCATCAGCCGCGAACTTGTCGGAGGCAATCCACTTGCCGCCGTCAGCAGTCGCCCAACGGATGTTCTCACCTGCATTATCGTCGCCGAGGTAGATACCAGCGCCGTCGACGAGAGAGCCTGAGGAGATGACGATCTTGGCGTCCTTCACCAGGAGGTTCTGTGTGTCGATGGTGGTGGTTGCACCCATCACGTTGAGGTTGCCGGAGACGGTGACATCACCGGAGAACGAGCCGCTGCGGGCTGAGAGGTCTTTGGCTAGGGTGAGGCCACCTGCACCGAAGGTCATCTCAGCGCTGTCAACGAGAGCGCCGGAAGCACCTGCGTAGACAACACGGCCGTTGGTGAGGTCAGACACCTTGGCTGAACCTACGATAAGATCGGTGCCATCGAAAGCGAGGGCAGAGTTATCAACAAGTTCGCCGCCAGCTGAAGCGAAAACAATGCGACCGCTTGTTAGATCTTCAACTTTAGCTGAAGCGAGTCTAGCTTCGCCGTCGACATCGACATTAACTGAGATGCCAACGCTTCCGGTGAACTGTGCGAGTGTATGGTTGAAAACACCAGCTGCCTGTGAGTGGAATGCATCACCGCCATGAACGCGCTTGATACCGCTTGCGACGTGATCAAGAACACCCTGGAGTGAATCGACGCTCAAAGCAGCTGTTGCAGCCTGAGCTGATGAAAGAGAGCCAGTTAATTGCTGGAGTCTCATCTGTGTACGTGAAGACATGTTTATCCTTTTGTTGTTTTTGTTTTGAGATTAAGACGTGACTCTAACTTAACAAAGGACTTTAACTTGACTCGAATTAAATAGGACGTAAAAAAGATTTTTACGACTTAAATAAAATATTTTTTAAATTTTTTATGTTCGAGTCAAATTTTGCTGATTCACTATTTGCAAACTCAATCACAAGCCGAAAGCAACTTTTTTCAGTGTCATCAAAGATAAATTCAAACTTCCCGCCTTTTTCAACCTTGGCGTCAAGTAGCTTTTTCTCTTTCATCATTAAAAAAGCAGCAATAGCAAGATCGGATGTCTTAAACGTGGATTCATTACTCATTTTTTATTCCTAAACTTAATGTTCATTCTGAAATTGGACAGAAACAAACTTAACTTACTAAATATTTCTATCGGAACTTTAAAACTTTTTTTAAGCGATTTTTTCATAAATAGTTAGAAGAACACTCTTTTCTTGAGGAATAGAAGAAGAACTGAAGTAGATGTTACTCCCAGTGATGATGTAATCATAAAAACCTAAATTTAAATAGTGAGGAGTTTGTAACTGACCGTTGACAAAGACCGAAACACTTCCTGTGTGAAAAGGTGTGTTTCTAAGAGAAAACTGTGTGTTTGACCCGTCAGCACTTCCACTTAAAACTTCATTGAACACCATCTCTTTTTGAAGTTTTATTTCTATGTTTTGACCCGGGCCGGCGTCCTGCAAAACAATGCCGCCTGATCCTGTCAGAACTCTGTGATAAGGAAGTGATCCAGTTGAACTTAATACGACGTATTGCGCATTAATGTCAGCAGCATTTAAAAAAGTCGTATGTTTCTGTCTATTGACTATCGTGTCAACAATATCATCTTCAAAGACAGGAAAAGAAAAAATAAGGTAATCAGATCCTGAGATGTAATAATCTCTTACTGCTGAAGTGACTTGTCCCACTGTGCCCGAGTGGAGAAGTTGTCCGTTATAGATAACGTCAATTCGCTCACCGTCATTATTTACTTCATCAAAAGACGAAGAGAGAACTTGAATAGGAGTTCCCGCTGCAATTGACTCTGTCATAAAGAAAGTCAATTTTTTTCTTGAACTTTCAATCGAAGGAGAAGAGATCACAACTGAATTTGAAGTTTTATCTATCTCTATTCCGGCACCGGCAACTAAAACTTTCCCGCCCGGAATGTTGATAGAAGTTTTAGTAACAACGATCTCATCTGTCGAAGAGATTGATCCGCTGCCTCCGCCTCCTGACGATATAACTTCGTCGGCCATTCTTCCAACATAAGCAAAAGCTCTGGCATGCGCAGGAATCTTATCTGCCTTGTAATCTTGAAGAAAAAGAATCCCGTTGTAATAATCAACATTCCAATCTATGTTGTCAAGAAGAGGTATTTCTTCTCCGGGTGCTCCGGACCCATTGTCTTTATAGATCTTAACAATGTAAGGATTTGGTGCGTTCTGAGAAAAGAAAGGCGGTATTAACTGAACCTTGCCTAGTGTCTCGTGCACGATTCTGTTATTACTAAAATATCCGTTTCCAGATCTTGCGTTTAAAGTGTTCTCTTCGTAATCAGTCGGAAAAACAAACTTGTAAGCATGTGGGCCTGCTACCTGATTTGACTCATTTTCGTCAGTGCCTGCTCCTCCATCTGGATTTAGAGCATTGGCATCATAAGTTGTGCCTGTTAAGACATTTAAAATAAAAGGTATATACTCGACAGTTCCAGGAGATCCTGCCGAAGAACTTTGAATTGTGTAAAGGCTTAAAGTGGGATTTGTAGGGACGTCTTCTCCAAAGATAAAAGAAGATGCAGCCTGTATATTTGAGCCTATTAGCTCTTCGCCGTCGGTCTTTAAATTTGAGGTATGTGCTTTACCTAAGAGCTTTTTTTGAGCAAAGAATGTGGCTGATGTATTAGTTTTTCCCGCCATTAACTACTCCACGTGACAGTTATTCTATCAAGATAACCTGTCCAGTTTTGGTCAGCAGAAATCTTTAATACAAAATATTCAGCGCCCGAGGCCGTCCCGTCGACTGTGACACCATTAAATGTCGCTACGTTTGATACTCCTCCTGAAGTGATAGTGGCGTTAAGATCTCCAAAAAGACAACCGTTACCATCGGCAATATTACCTGATCCTGCAGAAGGTGTTCCTAGATCAAGATAACCTGTCTTGCCTGGAACTTTAGCTTCTAAATGTATTTTTTTACCGGTCAAGGGAGTTGATTTTGAAACGATAGAGGCATCGCCTGCAAGTGTTATTGTCAATCTTGCTAGATCGCTTGTTGTATTGTTTAGAAATTTTCTAAAATAATCTCTAGTAGGATTAACAAGTGTTGTGTAATCTGGATTTCCACTTGGGCCTTCGATCTGACCACCTTCGTCAATGTTTCTAAAATCTCCGTTTATCCCGCCGTCTTTGGGTGCGATTAGATAAGTATCGTAAATCATCAACCCAGTCGAATGCTCAGGGTTACCAGCAGGATCATTAATAGATGTCATAGACGACCAAGCAGAGGAGCCTGTCGTTACTGATAACTGCGTGTTGTAAGATCCGGATACAAGTCTAAAATTTTCATTTGTGAAAAATTCTTGTGTATTGACATTAGAATCATTTCCAGATGTCCACACAAGTAAGTTTGAAACACCAACAACATTAATTGTTAAACTGTCCTTTATTGGGTGATCAAACGCGAGACTTCCACTGCATCCGTAAGTTGTGGTATAAGTTCCAGGAAGCGACTTAGATCTACTGAATGATAAAGTGCCTGTTACGTGCAAAAATTCGTTTTGTGAGTCTGATGATGTGTTTAGCTCTTGCAGGCTGTCATAGGCCTGATTTGTAATCTTAGTTGATATTAACCCTGAACCAGACTGAATTAATTGGACGCCTGTTGCATTTGTTAGATTTATAAAAGATATGGCTTCACTAGAATCTGAGTATGTATTTTTATAGACATTCGAGATCTTGCAACGTATGCTTCCTGTGGGAGAAGTAAAATATTTGACACCGCTAGCGAAGCTAAACTGGTCATCTCCAAATCTTGTTATGCTTACATCAGATGCTGCGAGAGCCTCTGTGTTTCCATCATTGACCCATTCTACATAATTTGTTTGTCTTGAGGTCAGCCCAATAGAATGAAGCACTCTTGCATAGTTCCAACCATTTCTTTGATCACTTGTGTGTATTCTAAACTTACCTGTTCTATAAATCTCTGTGTAGTCAGGAACTCCGTTGTTATACTCAGCGTGTTTCCAGGTGCTTAAATCAAAAAATCCAGATCCATTAGCATTAAGAGAAATTCCTGTTCCCGATCCTGGCACGCCAGAACCTACAAGGTTAGAAGATCCTGTGAGTGAAGTTTGATGAACTATCACACCGTTGACTTCAAGTTGTATTGATCCACTGTTCGCGTCAGAGAAAGCATTAGCTACATGATTTGTGTATATCCCATTCATGTCTAAAGCTACATCTTCGTTGAGATCGCCTTCGATAGACGTGTCAAGTCCAAATATTGCTCTTCTTAAGTTACCTGACGATGATTGAATTGAGTATGTATCGTTTACGTCTGAGGGTGGAAATCCTGCTGTTGTTCCTACATTTGAATAACTAAGTATTGTCTTAGAAGATCCAAAAGATAGATTCGCAGTGTTTCCCGTGTTGTTGCAATCGATATTATCTAAGTCAGGTATCGCAGTTATTACGCCTGTTCCTGCTCCAAAAATTACTGATATCTGACTAATGCTACCTGTCCATGTGGTGTCAGCTTCTATTTTAAGTGCAATGTATTCATTGTTTTGAATACCTACAGTTCCTAAAGTGACGTAGTTGGTTGCATTTAGTGTGCTATCAAATTCAAGCGCACCATTTGAAGTATGAGCGCCGGCGCGATCTTGATATTGATCTAAGATAAACTCGGTTGCCAAATCTAACCACCCAGTTGATCTAGATCCATTTGAAGGAAATTTAATATAAACTCTGATATTACCGCTATTAAGCGCTGTCTGACTATCAACTATAGTCGTTCCAGAACCTAAAATGCTCAGAGTAAAATCATATTTTGTAGATCCTGTCTCGTTTTTAAACCATCTATAGAAAGTTCTTTTTCCGCTTAAAGATGAATAGTTAGGATTTTCAGATGGGCCATTTTGAAGTGTTCCTCCATCTGCGCTGTTTCTAAAATCTCCACTTAAGATAGTGTTCTTAGGAGAGGAGAGCTTACTATTAAAAAATTGTAATCCATCTGAATGACTTCCGTTAGAAGAAGTCATATGTCTATAAGAATCCCAAACGTTGGAGGCATTAATCAAATCTGACTGTGAATCGTAAGAACCGCTTACGATTCTAAAGTTTTCTCTTTTAAATGTCTCTAAAGTATTGTTTGATGTATTGCTGAGGTCGTATAGCAGTATCCCTTGTGCAGTTGCTTGTCCTTGATTTGTGAGTCCGACCTTGATAGGATGAGTAACAGTTGCTCCCACAGTCACTGAGCCGTTAATCATTTGGCTTGCAGTAATGTTACCAGATCCTGTGAGGTGCAAAATTTTAGTGTGATCTTCTCCTAAACCAATGACAGGTTTTGTCTGTGAAGATATAGAAAAGCTTATGGCTGTGTTTAGAGAACCAGCTGTCGAGGAAGGAAAAGAGATATTATTTCTATCGTAAATATTTCTGTATGCGTTTAAAACTCTAGATCTATATGTGATAGAACCACTTTGGAAGTATTCGACACCTGAGAGGTGAACACTTCCCGCGCCTGAAAAGGTGATAGCTTGACCTTCAGCTGTCAATGCATTTGCGTCTGAATCGTTTACCCATTCGACAAAATTTGTCTGCTTGACAGTTGATCCATAGGCATGCAAAACTCTTGCATAATTCCAACCCAGCCTCTGATCTGAAGGAATTATTTTATACCTTCCAGTTCTATGTTGAAAGTTTGGAAAAGAAATTCCGCTATCGAGTGTTCCTGCTTTTGCTATTGAGAGATTTGTGAAACAAGAACCTGTTGCATTTGTGTTTGCTGATCCTGCACCTGGATTTCCTATACCTGCAAAAGAACTAAGATTGACTTCGTGTATTACAACACCATTAATCTCAAGACGCAAGACACCTTGATCGGCGTTTCCAAAAGAATTTTCTGGAAAGTTTATTCCATTCTGAGGAACATCTTCGTTAAGATCTCCAGTTACAGTTGTCGTCCCATCGAAGATGGCGATTCTAAGATTATTAGATGATTCTGCTGTTTGATAAAAGTCATTGACATTCGCAGCAGAAAATCCTGCACCTGTCCCTACGCTGTAGTATGGATTTAAAAGAGATTCTAGATTGTTTGAAGAGCCAAAGGACAAATAAGCATCTACACCGTCAACATTTGCATCTATGTCGTCTAAGTCAGGTGCAGGCTGCGGTGCTAGAAGCTTAAGTATTTCGTTAAATCTATCAACAACTGTGCCGATAGGAGTATTAGAAGTAAAATCAGTGAATAATCCATCGTTATAATCTCCGTCCTCAGGGAGCCCAATGACACCGCTACCAGTTGTTTCTGCAGAAATTGTAAAAGATCCAGATTGATTATCTTGGATCGTTATATTAGTTCCTGCGATAAGTGATCCGGGTAAAAAACCACCGTCACCCGAAGACACTTGTAAAGTGCCAAAAGAGCCTGATGACTCTATAATTCTAACAGCTGTCATTAAAAACTCAACTTAACTTAACATAATAATACAGAACTATTTGTATTATTAAACTTTCAAATGCTGATTCAACTTATAAGCAAAAGATTCATACTGATTAAAAGCTGCTGCTAGAAAATCATCCATGCCTAAGCTTAGGAGGCCATTTTCTTCTAATACTTCTCTTAGTTTGTCGATGCCTTTCATGTGATCGACAAGTAAAACTAATGCCATTGCGGAGATGCTTCTTTCATCTAAGTTAGCAGGTGAATCATACTTCATCAGTATCTTTGATGTCAAAGAAGAAATCATTATTGGGCAAGCAATCTCTTCGTTGTCAAGTGAATAGACAAGTTTTTCTATCAAAGTATCATAATCATCTCCGATAGTCTTATAAATTTTACCATAAAGTGACTCATGCGCTGCAATAAACGCCGGACCCTTGGTTAAGTGATGTGCAGCGTGCATCCACATTTCAGCTGCCTTAAAAGATGCAACAAACGCTATTAAATGATCTATAGACATTAACGCTCCTTGTATTTAAGTATAGATCAGAAAACAAAAAAACAGCACTTTTTGAGTGCTGTTTAATCGATTAAAATCTAAAAGATTACTTAAAATCTATAGACACATCAATCTTGATATCAAAAGTAGGAACTCTGACGTGATTGACTAGCCCGATTGACTTACAAAGATCTGCCTCAAGAAACCAATCAGCGTGGCCACGAGCGTGAATCTCATTCAAAAAGTAATCTTCTGCCTGACCACAGTTCTTTGCCATCATCCTGAAGATCTTCTTGTTCAACCTGTCAGTCTCAGCTGCAGAGGCCTTTACTTCTTCGTTCTTGCCCCACTGTCCTGATGCCACATCGTGGATCATCACAGTCGCATCAGGATCCATAAATCTCATGCCTTCGCTTCCAAAGGAGAGTAAAACAGCACCGCAAGACATCGCCTTCCCCTCAGCGATGGTCGCAACTGGTAGCGTTGAAGCACGGATGGTTGCAATCATAGACATGAGAGAATAAACCTGACCGCCATAGCTGTCAATCACCACAGGCACAACCTTCTGCCCTGTGCTCTGAGCGAGCGAGAACTTGTTTCTAAAGTCATCAGCTGCTGCTTCATCAAACTTATTTACAACCACTACTACTGGGTTCTGACTGAGTTCAAACTCTTTTAGTAAGTTTGATGTGCTAAACTTCCATAACATGATTAACTCCTTTAAGTTATGAACACTTGCTGCTGCCGCAAGACTTGCAAGTCACACAGCCTTCTTGATACACTAAACTATTTTCTGCGCCACAGTTTAAGCAAGTTTTATCTCCACCTATTGTACCATCTGGAATGTAGTTTTTCAAGCAACGAGCGATAACTTTGCTAAAGCTGAAGAGATCTGCCTCTTTGTCTTTTTGGAGCTGCTCAACGACATATTGAACAGGAGCACCGTGTCGTAGGGCGAGAGAGATCGTTCTTGTGTATCCAGCGTAGTTGGGGTTATCGAAAACTGCCACCACATCTTTGATTGTGAAAGCTTCTTCGCCGCTACCACAGATCAAATCGTACTTAGAAAGTGCAGATTTTCCTGACTTGCGCTGTCTTCTTCTTAACTCTCCAAACTTGTGCTTCCGAGGAATCTCGACATACTTACTCAAGCCGCCGATCACCTCGTAAGGACGACCGTCCATCAGACCGACAAGGATTGTCCATTTCTCACCCTTGATTGTGTCGTGATGAATCTCGCATGTCAGTGACTCAGGACGCTTTGGTGCTTTGTTATCAACAAACTCCAGTGAAGATCTGTCTTTGTTCTTCTTGTCTTCTGTCTGACTTACCAGGACGCCTGAGCGACTGCCGTCACGATAGACGGTGACACCTTTGCAGCCCTTCTCCCAGCCTCGCATATACACTTGCTTTACTGTCTCAACATCAATGTCTGCAGGTAAGTTTGTGGTGTTTGAGATTGCATGGCACACCCACTTCTGAGCTGCTGACTGAAGATCTACTTTGGATACCCAGTTGATCTCATTCGCAGTAGCACCCTTGTAAGGGCTCATATCAACAAGCTCATTAGGCTTATACTTAGCTCTCTCTTCAGGAGAGAAATTAGTGTCAATCCAGCTCTTAAAGAGATGGTGATAGACAGTGAACTCTGTCCAGCGATCACCTAAGTCATCTACGAAATCTACACGAGCATCCTTGTCGTTAGGGTTGATCTTCTTTCTACGAGTGTAGTGAAGCATGAAGACAGGCTCGATGCCACTGGTTGTCTGTGTCAAGACAGAGACAGAGCCCGCTGGAGCTGTTGTGGTGTTGGCAATGTTTCGCCTTCCATAGAGCTTATTGTACTCTCTTGCAGGCACACCTTGCACACCGCCTTCTTCATCCACTGCGCTAAAGATTCGCTCTAAGAAAGGATGACCTGCTTCTCGCTCAGCATCGTGAACGCCGAAAGCACCGCGCTCTTTTGCCATCACCATCGAAGAGATGTAAGAGTGAACGCCCAGGTGTCGATAGATCTTCTCAGTTGTCTGAATGCTCTCTTCACTTCCATAGATCTGACCTAACATGGCAAGAGCATCGCCTAAAGCTGTGATGCCTAAACCAGTTCTACGACCCAGTGTTGTCTGCTCTCTAATCTTCTTCCAGAGGTTTAACTCTGGTTGCTTAACGTCGGCTGACTCAGGATCATCGATCACTTTTTGAATGATTGTGTCAATCTTTTCAATCTCAAGATCGATTAAGTCATCCATCAAGCGTTGTGCTTTCTGAACCACTTGACCGAAGTGATCAAAATCAAATCTTGCATCTTTACACCAAGGATTAACAACGAACCCAGACAGATTCACAAGCATCAGACGACAGCTGTCGTATGGTGACAAGATGATTTCACCGCATGGGTTCGTTGAGGTTGAGCCAAAGCCTTCTGCTTCGTAGATATCAGACGGAGTCATGCTCTTAGCTGTATCCCAAAACAGAAGGCCAGGCTCGGCTGACGCGTGTGCAGATTCAACAATCTCGTGCCATAACTCTTGAGCGCTAATCCACTCTTCAACAATTGGCTGTTTGGCGTCGACTGGGAAACGCAGTTGGAATGTATCACCTCCTTTAACTGCGCGCATAAATTCCTCACTCAATCTTATTGAGATGTTGGCGCCTGTCACACGGGTCAGATCTTTCTTAATCTTAATAAAATCTCTAATCTGTGGGTGATGAACTGAGAGGGAGATCATCAGGGCTCCACGGCGTCCACCTTGAGCAACTTCTCTGCAAGAGTTTGAGAAGCGATCAAGAAATACTTCTAATCCAGAAGTTGTCTTGGCAGCGTTAGAAGTAGGAAGATTCTTGGGACGGATATTTGAGACATCAAATCCAACGCCGCCGCGGCGCTTCATGATCTGAACTTGCTCTTGATCTGTCTTGAGAATACCACCATAGCTATCTTCAGGTGACGCGATGACAAAGCAGTTCGAGATGCTCTGAATCTGGAAGCCATTGCCGATACCACTCATGGGTGAGCCCTGAGGAATCACATACTTGAACTTGTCAAAGAGCTCGTAGATCTCTGACTTGCTCATTGGGTTCGGGTATTTTGACTCGATTCTGGCAAACTCGTTAGCTAGTCGATCGTGCATCTTAGCTGGGCTTGACTCTAAGAAGTTTCCCTGGTTGTCTTGAAGCGAATACTTACTTGCGAATACACTTGCAGCAAGCTCATCACCTTGAAAATACTTGTTAGATTCTTGAATAACTTGTTCGTATGTATACATATGTCCTCTCTTGATTGTTTCCAGCATCCCGATTTCTTACTTGCTTGTGATCTCTTTCCACTTAGATTTTAACATGTCTTTTGTGCCTGTATTATGCGCTTCATAAATATCTACAAGAGACATTTGACTAGGATCATCAATCACTTCGATTCTTGATCTTGAAGTATCAATCCTGATTGGGAAGATGATACCGTCTTTACCCGCACGGTTTTTGGCAACGAAGATTCTTCCACTACCTGTGGCTTTCTCAGCAGACTTTCTTGAGATCGAGATGACAATGTCTGCCACCATAGCTTTACCATAAGCTTCTGACATGTTTTCGAGGCCGACGACTTCTGCGTTTGAAGCGTCTCTGTTGGCCTGTGATGCTGTCCAGATTGGAATGTTCATTTCCATCGCAAGGTTTCTTAGTTCTTCATAGACAAGCTTAAGCTCGTGTCGAAGTGAATCAAACTGTCGTGTAGATCTCATGATGTCCGCGTAGTCGATGACGATTAGAGAAGGAATAAAATCTTTCATCGCCAACTTCTCTATGTGATTTCGAAGAGTCACAATGCTTGCAGTTCCAGTCGGATACTGTTTAATAATTAGCCTTCCGAAGTTATTTTGTTCATAGTGCGTTAACACTTTTTCTTTATTGTCGATGATGTCAGTAGATGAGATACCTGTGAGATTGCTATCATAACGAATACCCACAGCTGTCTCAGATAACTCAAAAGTATAGTGCAAGACATTCTTACCACGACGCAGAGCCTCAGAACCCATCGCTACAAGCCAGTGTGATTTACCTACACCGGTGGGCGCGACCACAACTCCGATCTCACCGCGGGAGAGCCCACCGTTAAACACATCTTTTGCGTCCAGGTGATGAATGCCTGTTGGACAACAGATACGATTAATCTTCGCAAATCTTGCTTCATGATCTTTAAAGAACTCGTGACCGACAGATGAGCCTGAACCTTTAGACACCGCGTCTTTCATGATATTTAAGACATCTTCGTAGTTCTCAGCTTGGATAGCTTTAACACTATCCTCAAGTGCCTGCTGAAGAACTTGCTTCTTGCAGAAATCTAAAGCTTTCTCTTTCACATACTCAAGATCACCTAAGTTAGGTGATGACTTGATTCTTGAGAGAAACTCTACCACCTGTCCTTTGAGAATGAGATCATCCCCTTCAGTGAGCTCGTCTTTGATGATCGAAACAAGCAAGCTCATTGTGGGAAAGTTTTTATACTTTAAGTAGAATCCAAAAAATCTATCACAGAGATACTGTAAGTATTTTAGTTCAAAATACTCGTGAGTCATTACCTCCACCATTTGGACAGCCCACTGATGATCTGTCATCAGAGATTGAAAGATCTTTTCCTGGAAATCTTTTCCATACTTGGAAAAGTGGTTTTCATAGCTCATTTAATCGTGCCTTTTTTTAAGTTCTTGAGAAGATAGTTCCAACGTTGAACATCGATGGATCCTATAGCTGACTCTTTAAGCGATTTTAATATACCCATATTATCCCATATGGGTGTGTGTTTTACAATCGCATCTTCAATCTTTGCTATTTGATCAATGTTCAAATTGTTAGAGTCAAGCAGGACAAGCCTGATGTTTCTCTTAATGAGATCTTCTTCATTCACAATATCTAAAAAGATCTTTGGGCTCTTGGGTGTGATTTGCGATTTTGCATCTGCGATCAAGTCAGAGAGGATGTATGCAGTTGATTCTGTTAGCTTATGGAACCTCTTGGACAAGTTCTTATATCCTACACCTTTGACACCAGGAATGTTATCTGAAGTGTCTCCAGATATGCTTTTTGCAAGATAGAAGTTTGCAGGATGCACGCCAAATCTCTCGATCACACTGCTCTCGTTAACGAAACTCTTAGATGTAGGTGACCAGATGATTGTCTTCTTGTCAATGAGTTGATAGAAGTCATGATCTGATGAGATGATGATCTTATTCTTATCTTTGAGGGTGTATTTGCAGAGATAACCTATCGCGTCATCTGCCTCAGCATTCTCAACATAGATCTGACAGACAGGTATCTTAGCGAGCAGATCCGTGAGTATCTTTATCTGCAGATTTCTATTTTGATATGTTGATGGGATATCATCTTCGTAGTAGCGATTTAAGTTCTGAGGTTTTGACTTCTTCTTGTAATCACTGTAGAGCCCTCTCTTTTTGGTAGATCCACCTCCCTCCCAGACAACTATCACGCCTTCTGGATTACACTTTTCGATCAGATACATCAGCGCATTAAAAAATCCCACAGTGCCGCCAACGTGCTCACCGTTGTCGGACATTGCGGGATTTGCCATAAAGTGTCTCGTAAATAAGTTTAATCCATCTACGAGCATAACTCTATCTTTATTCATCTACATAGTCATCCATTCCAAGCTCTGCTGCTAGAGCTTGAACTTCTTCAAACGACTCGTGATCAATCTCAGCGCCCTCAGGTGTTCCCAGCTTCTTGATCATTGCTGCCTCAGTCAAGATATCAACTGCATCTGCCCAATCTGGAGAAGTGACAATTTGATTGAAGTTTGCCTTGTAGAATTTTTTCTCAGCAACGATCTCACCTGTTCTCGCATCAGAAATGCTGATTGTCTTCCAAGCACCACCGCCGTCGATCAGATACTTCATGTTATCAACAATGACTTCGTGATCTTTGCAGTGCTTCCGAATGATGTCAAAAAGCTCTTCGTGCTCAACGATTCCTTTGCCAAAGTGGATCTGGAAATCGACCTTGCGGAATGGTGGCGAAACTTTATTCTTTACTGTCTTTGCATTTACTTGGATTCCGATGACATCATCACCTGACTTGATCTCTTGACCTGCGCCAAGTTTGATTCGAATAGATGAGTGAAAGGGAATAGCTTTGCCGCCAGGGGTGGTGGTTGGATCGCCATACATGACACCTACCTTATCTCTGATCTGATTTAGTATGACAAACAAGCTGTTTGTCTGACCAATGACACCGGTGATCTTTCTCATACCCTTGCTGATTGCTCTCGCCTGAAGGCCGATTGAATCCTTGTCGTAGTCACCTAAAAGCTCTGCTTTAGGTGAGCTTGCAGCGACAGAATCCCAAATAACGGTCACCGGAACATCCTTGTCAAGGGCTTTTGCCTTAAGAATCGTCTTTTCAGCGATTGAAAGAACTTCTTCTGTGCAGTGTGTATCTACATACACGAACCGTTTAGAGACATCTACACCTAAGTTGTGCAAGTTATCTACCGAGGTGGCATTTTCGGTGTCGATATAGACAACAATACCACCCATCTTTTGGGTGGATCGAGCAATTTGAGTCGCGATATGACTCTTGCCAATTGACGGCGGGCCAAAGATCTCTACGATTCTCCCTTCTGGAAGACCTCCGCCCTTTTTATTAGCGCAAATCCAGTCAAGCAGTTTTGATCCTGTGCTGATCCAGCGCTTGACATGTGTCGGGCTCTCGTCTTCAGATAGGTTGTAAGCGACTCTTGATCCCTGCTCTCTGTTTAAAGATTTAATGAGATCTTTAGTGAAATCATCGTTTTTCATTTTTTCTCCTCTAGAAGGATATTACACACTTTAAAATCGATTTACAAGAATGGCGAGCATTTTATTGCTCGCCACCTTTTCTGATTAGATCTTAGATCAGGACATCAGATCAGCAAATGCATCATCAAGATTTCCGAAATCAGCTGACTTCTTCTTGTTTCCTGAGGAAGATGTTGCCGATGCCTTTCTGGGGGGTGCTTCATCTTCGTCATCGTTGTGACTTGATGCAGCAGCCTTCACAGCGGTCGTGCCGTGCTCAGTGCCTTCGCCGTCAATTGTCTCTTGATCACCGTTGATCCAAGCCTCGAGAATACCGGAGATTTCGTCATAAGATTTAAGCGAGTATAGATCTTCTACATTTGGAATAGAAGCGAGCCAGTCAGCAGCCTGCTTTGGATCGTTAGACAACTTTGAAACCTTTCCGCGAGGAGTGACGTCAGTGTCAGCATACTTCTTCCCAGGAACTCTGCCATTGGTCAGCTTAATGTCACGACCACTGACAGGATCAGTGATGTCACCGTAATCTTCATCAAGCATGAGAGTCAAGAGCTTTTGATACACTGTCTTACCGAAATCCCAGATCTTAACACCTTCGCTCTCTTGACCGCGAACAACGATAGCTGCATAAGTTCTCATCGAGGGATAGAGTTTCTTGGCCATCTCGTAAGATTCTTTGGTGCCCTCATCACGAAGCTTAGAGATCAACTCTTGAACAGGATCACGCTTTCCAAACTGGCTTGGAGCGACAAAGCCACGAACATTGGGAATGCCAAAATACCACTGCACCTCTTTGAAAGGCTGTCCATCGTTGTCAGGAAAAGCGATGATACGAATAGTGTATTCCTGCCCTTCTTCGGGCTTCCACTTCACATTGCGGTTCTTGTTTGCACCAGATAGTCGGTTTAGCTTTGCCTTGATTGCGTCGAAATCGATTGCCATGATTAATGTCTCCTTAGTTAGTTTTTAACTTTTAAAATGCAATGTTTAATTGCAAAGCCATTATACCTAAGGGTTAATCAAATTTACAAAATTATTTTCCTCCGAATGTCTTTTTGCTAAACTTATTAAACTTTTTCTTAACTGATGCAGAGTATGGATAAGCTCTTCCTCCTGAAGTGCTGCTGTGTGCGCCCCTTGGTCCTCGCGGTGAGGTGCCTAAAGGAAGAGAGAATCCTGCAACGGTGCCCGCGCCCGAGAACTCTTCTAGCTCTTCACCTTCTTGCTCCACTTCTTCATCAACCATATCATCTTCAGACTCTGAAAGCAGGTAAGTGAGCGATTTGTGTCGTAAAGACTCTTGAAAAAAATCAGAATCAAATGAGCTTATCTCTTCAGCATATTCTCTTTCTCTCTCCTCAGGAGACTTTCTTGCATGAGATGTTTCTGGATCATAATCATTAAAAGATCTGCTCTTTTGAAAGACTTTATGCTGATATTGAAAATCTCTAATACCTGCAGTTTCAGCTGCTTTCTTTTGAACGTAGTAATCCTCTGTGAGATCGATTATGAGAACCATCTTATTTAGAGTGCCTAAGATAAACCTTTTGTCATTTTTAATCTCTTCGGGTGTTTGCTCTGAGTCTAAAATACTGAGAATAATTTTTATAAACGGACTGATGATTAGATGAATTTTTCC